TAAAATGGAAAGTGGCAACATAGATTCTGGGAAAATCAAACTCTACGGAATTAAGGATAGCTAATGAGTATTGTAAAATTAAATAATCAAGGTGTAAAGAACGCAACTGCATTTGGTTCTATAACAGGATTAGGTAGTATGATATTTATTAAAAAGCTAACAGCTAGTTCATCTGCTACTTTATCTTTTGTTGATGGCTCTGATGGTGTGGTGCTAGATGATACTTATAAGGAATATGTATTTACTTTTAATAACATTCACCCAGAAACTGATAGTGTTAATTTTACTTTTAACATGAGTACAGACAGTGGTTCAAATTATAATGTTACTAAAACTACCACAGCTTTTATTGCAGAACATAAAGAAAATAATAATACAGGTTTTGAGTACAGAACAGCTACAGACTTAGCACAATCAACATCAGACCAACAATTAGCTTATCAAATTGGTAATGATAATGACCAATGTTTTTCTGGTGATTTAAAAATTTTTAACCCATCATCAGACACATTTGTAAAACATTTTTTATCAACAGGAAATAAATACACTTTTAATGATGCTAGTATAAATACATTTATTGCTGGTTACGGAAACACTACATCAGCAGTTGATGGGATTAGATTTCAAATGAGTTCTGGCAATATAGACGTTGGAGATATTTGCCTTTATGGTATTGCTTAACAATTAACAATGGAGTATAAAAAACTATGGCAAGACATCACAACATAAATGGGAACATAGTTCCTTTCACTGCTGAAGAAGAAGCAGCTAGAGATGCTGAAGAAGCACAAGCTGCAATAGACGCAACTGCTAGAAAAGAAGCAGAAGATGCCAAGAAAGTTAGAATAGCATCTGCTAAAACTAAACTGCAAGATTTAGGTCTAACAGTAGACGAAGTTAAAGACGCATTTAATATCTAACAATGAAGTTTGTGTTAGCTTATACAATCTGTTCAGCTATCACAGGATTTTGCAACAACACAACAGTATCATCAATAGAATTTAATTCCTGGACAGATTGTACTAAGTCTGGTGCAGCAGCTACTATTCAAGTTACCAATGAAAACATAGAGAAGTTTAATAAAGAGAAATTATATGTAACTTATTTTTGTAACGAGGTAGGGGGTGAGGATGCCTAAAAAAAAAACTTTAAAACAAGGTATAGAGGATAACAACTCTATTCGTATTTCTTACCACGAAAAAGTTTGTGCAGAAAGAATGAAAACTTTATTCAAAGCAATAGATGAAATGCGTACAGATATAAAAGAATTAAAAAGTGATGTTAATAAAAGTAAGGGTGGCTTCAGAGTATTATTACTCATTGGTGGTGCTATAGCTTCCTTGCTAGGCTTCATTAAATATCATGGCTAGAAGAGTAAAAGCTATTACAGGCTTAACTTCAGAATTAAAAGCACAGCTTAGACTTTGTAAAGATCCTAATCTCCTTGTGTTCACACCAGTTGGTGGTTTGGGTCCAGTAGATATTGTTACTTTAAATATGACAACAGGTGAGTATACTGCTTATGATGTTAAATCTAAGAACTATAGAAAAGTTGAAAATTATGTTGCAAAAGATGGATATAAAAGAAATCTTAAAGGATCATTTATATCTAGAGGTGCAACTAAAGAACAAAAGAAACTTAACGTAAGGATTATATACGAATGAAATTATCAGAAAACTTTACACTACAAGAACTAACTAAATCAGATACAGCAATAAGATTGGGTATACCTAACGAGCCTAACTCTGATCAGATAGCTAAACTACAAAACCTTTGCGAGACTTTACTACAACCAGTTAGAGATAAGTTTGGTCCAGTAATTATAACGTCTGGATTTCGTAGTGAACAGTTATGCGTTAAGATAGGTAGCTCAATTAATAGTCAACATTGTAAAGCTGAAGCCGTTGATTTCGAATGTCCAGGCACAGATAATGCTGATCTTGCTTATTGGATTAAAGATAATATAGAAGGTTGGGATCAAATGATCCTTGAATTTTATACTATTGGTGAGCCTTCTAGTGGATGGGTTCATTGTAGTGTAGCAGATAAACCTAGAAAACAATTCTTGAGAGCTTACAAAGAAGATGGTAAGACAAAATACAAACCAATACTAGGAGATATAAGATGTGGTTAAGTGCAATTAAATTAGCTGTTCAAGCAGGTAGTCATATCTACAAGAACAAGCAGAAAACTAAAATGCTTATGGCAGATGCACAGATGAACCATGCTCAAAAGATGGCAAGTGGTGAAGCAGAGTATCAAGGTAAATTATTAGAGAGTAGAAATTCAGATTGGAAAGACGAGTTCATTTTAATTTTACTATCAGTACCTATTGTTATGCTTGGCTTTGCAGTTTGGTCAGACAATCCTGCTCACATGGAGAAGATGCAGCTCTTCTTTGAATACTTTTCTAACCTACCATTTTGGTATCAATCAATTTTTGTGGGTGTCATAGCAAGTGTCTATGGTTTGAAAGCAACAGATTTAATTAAGAGGAAGTAATGAGTAATCAAGCACCTACAATGTTCGTATCACAATACAGTAAAAAGAAACCTACACTTCTTTCGCAGCAAACAGGTAAGAAAAAAAAGAAAAAAAAATATAAGAAGAAGAAGTAATGGCTAAACAAAAATTCACACACTTTATTCCTAGAGAGAAACCTAAGAAACGTAAAGGTATACATACTAAATCTCAAAACAAAAATGCTAAGAGACAAAAGAAGCAGACAAGATACAAGGGTCAAGGAAGATGATTGATAGATTTATTTATAATTTTTTTGGTTTGCTTGACAAACTTACTAATCATTTGGATAGAGTATTTTTTCCTAAAAAGAAGAAAAAGAAATGAAGATAAGTGAGAATACATCTGTTGCTATGCCAGTTAAAAACATGATTGGTATTGTTGTAGCTGTGGCTATGGGTGTGTTTGCATACACAGAAGTAACTGCTAGACTTACATCATTAGAGACATCAAGAGAATTATTCCAAGCAGACTTACTTAAAAAATCCGAACAACTTCCTACTGATCAAGAGCAATATATGTTAATAGAGGATCTATATAAGACAACAGAAAAATTAGAATTAACTCAAGAACAAAACATGACGAACAAAGTTAATATACAATTTCTAAGAGATCAATTAGATAAAGCATTAGCTGATGTTGAACACTTAAAAGACAAGGTAAGACAAAATGGAAACAGTCATTAGTACAGTTGTGGCTCTTTGTATGTTTGTTGCAGGTGAATTAACTGAACACAGAATACAACCTGCTATGTCTGATTGCTTAAAAGGTAAACGAGTTGCTGAACGAGGAGCAAATGATAATATAGAATATAAGTGTGGTAAAGTAAAAGCAGAGTTAGAAGAAAATATAGATGGTAGTAAAGCAATCAAAAATATAGTAGAATAGATTATGGCAAAGACACCAGCATGGCAGAGAAAAGCAGGAAAGAATCCTAAAGGTGGATTGAATGCTAAGGGTAGAAGAAGTTATAACAAAGCTACTGGTGGTAATCTTAAAGCACCAAGTAAAAAGGTAGGCAATAAAAGAAGAGCTAGTTTTTGTGCGAGGATGAAAGGGATGAAGAAGAAACTTACTTCAGCTAAAACTGCAAGAGATCCTAACTCAAGAATTAATAAATCACTTCGTGCTTGGAACTGCTAATGCAGAAGAAGGGTTGGAAAAAACAAAAGGTTCAATCATTAATATGTGGCTACTGTAAAGAGTGCGACAAACAGTTAATGAGTGATGAGGGTGGTTGGATAGTAACCCATAAACGAGAATATTTTTGTCATGATGGTAAAGAAGGAAGTTGCTTTGATAACTATTGTGAGTTAAAACTTAAAAAGAAACAACAACAACAGGAGTATGGTTATGTATGGTAAGTCAAAAGGTAAAAGCAAACTAACATCTAAACAAAAAAAGCTACCATCTTTTTTACAGAAAAAGATAATGAAGTCTAAAGCTAAAAAGAAAAAGTAAATGAAGAAAAAAAGTACAGTAAATAAAGCTGGTAATTATACTAAACCTGCTTTAAGAAAGCGATTGTTTAGCCAAATAAAAGCTAGAAAGACAATGGGTACTGGTGCAGGTCAATGGTCTGCAAGAAAGGCTCAATTACTTGCTAAGACTTACAAGTCTAAGGGTGGTGGGTACAGATAATGGCATTGGCTAAACGACAACGAAGTTTAAAAGCATGGAGCAAACAGAAATGGCGAACAAAGTCTGGAAAAAAATCATCAGTTACTGGAGAAAGGTATCTTCCAAGTGCAGCGATAAAAAACTTATCTGCTTCAGAGTATGCAAGAACTACTGCTGCAAAAAGAAAAGCTAAAAAATCTGGTAAACAATTTAGTAAGCAACCTAAGTCTATAGCTTCTAAAGTAAAAAGATATAGAAGCTACAGTTAAATATTAATTTGTTTTAGTTCTTCGAACTCTTGCCATATAGAATTTTCTGCACCCCAATAATTTTTCTTATCTTGTTTGTTTCTTATAGAGTGAATGATTGTAGTATGATCTTGATTAAATACTCTAGCCATAGAAGATAGGCTAACATTGTAACCTTCATACAATAGATTATATATTATACTTCTTGCTCGAACTACATCCCTTGTTCTACCTTTACTAAAGATGTCATGTTTGCTAACAGTATATTTCTCACACACTTTATCTACAAGTTTAGATACGACTTCCAAGTTTGCGTTCTTTGTTTTAAATGTAGTAGCAACTTTAGTTTTGTTATTGCTATCCATTATTGGTTGTCTTTGCATTAGTTCTGCTGCGTACAAAAATCCTTCTGAAAACCCTACCTCATATAATCTTTCTTCTTGGTTTGTTAAAAGGTAAAATGCTTTCTTAACTTTGTAGATAAAGTTGTTTTGATTTAGTTTATTGATGTGTTTATTATAGTGTTGACTTACATTTATGGTCATAGATCCCCTACAGTTTCCTTTCTTTTTTTTCAACTATTAAGTTAATAGCTTAACTTGCCATTAACTTTTCTTTTGTCTGCTCTATTTGCCAAAGTAATTTATAAGAATCTTGTTGATACTTATTTACTTTGTGCTTTGCTTCCAGATACTTCTCGTGTTTCTTCGCTTGAAGATCCTTCAACTTTTGCAGACGAACTTTGATGTCTTCCATCATGCTCCTTTGCTACTGTTGCAAAATCAAACTTTAAATTATTGATCTTGCATTCTACAAACTCTCCTCTATTCGAGTTGTTTGCAGCTTTCTCTGTATCATCAAAGAGTTCAATCATTTGAAAATGACACTCCCCATTGATAATTCTTTTAAATTTTGTCATACTTATTTACTTTTTTCAACTTCTTTTTTGATCAAAAAATCTATATACTGTCTTGCTTTTTTAAGATCTTCAATACCATTCTTTCTTTTATATCTAGAAATATATTTAATTACATTACCCTCACAGAAATTAAAATTGTTTTCGATAATAAAATCTATTGGTTCAATCTTGTTTGCTATGTAGTGTGCTGGTTCTTTTATATTGTCTGTCATATTAAATCCTTTTTTTAAGCAAGGTGGGGAAAACGATAGAAAGGGAAAAAAACCCCACCCTGCTTGATACCCTTTAGCCTAAGTTAAAAGGTATATTCGTTATTACCACCATCATTTGCTTTTGCAAAGCTATTATTCGCAGGTTTACCTGCTCCACTTGGTGTTAAAATTATAGTCAACTCACCAGCTTTTAAATTTCCATCTTGATCTTTAGATGGGAACGCAGCTTGGTTGTACCATTTACCATTAATGTTTACTCCAATAGTCCAGTTCTTATCTGGATGTTTCATATTTTTTGGACCAACATATATAGGAAGTTTATCTTCTGGAGACTTCCAATCTGGGTTCTTGGTTAGGTTAATGTATATTTTTTCGGATTTATTATCCATGTTTACTCCTTGGTTATATCAACTACTGTTGATTATTGTTTAGTTTGACTTCATGCTTACTACTTGCATCTCTGATCTGTTCGTATGCTTTGAAGTTATTGTTTTTAAGATGACCAACAACTGATCTTACTTGGCTTTTAACTGCTGATAATTGTTTAACAGTTTTAGTTTCTGTAATCCTATTGATGATCTCTTCTACATCCACTTCATCATCCATGTATGTAGGTTCTGAAGATTGCTCCACAGAATTTTGTTGGAATGGTTTAGCATTGTAACCATCTTCTAAATCCATACCTGTCTTTAAGTTAAGAGCATTCAAGAACGCATACTTTCTACTGTATGACATTGCTTGACCTGTTCCATACTTATCTAATCCACCCATGGCAGTACATCCATCGATCACAATAAAACTTTTTGGATCATCGATGTCAGTTATTCTCATGGTGCAAGTAACAACCACATATCTATCTGTAATGTCTGTTACATAATTGCAGGTTGGATATAAACCATTTTCTAAAAAAGCTGCCATTGCCACTCTTTGCACATCATCATGCAATAGTGGACTAAAAGGTGCTCCATTCTTATTTCCTTTTTTTACACCACTTGCTTTGTTACAGGCGTTGTAAAGTTTCTTATGTATATTACCCATATTGTTTCCCTTCATTTGATACACGTTTGTTTCACTACTCATATTTTTATACCCCATAGTTTATTGATTAATTGTATTTGTTCATCTGCTA